ACAAGCGTTGCTAACCGCATCTTTAAGAAGTTAAGGTCATTTCCTACACAGGATAGAAAACAAGCTCTTGAGAACGCTATAGCAGGTGGCTGGAAAGATTTATTTCCATTGAAGCAATCATATAAACCAGAAGAACCAGAATTTAAGCCTAAATATTTTAAAGCCAGCGATAATGATTTACCACCAACACTTGCTGAGATAGGCAAAACTGCTAAAGAACTTATGGAAGGTCAATTATGAAACAACGTACTTTTATTTACAAAAATAAAGAATATCCCTGGATAGAAACAGGTGAAGGTAGTAACACCTGGGAAGATGGCACTAAGTCATGTACAGATCTACAAGAACAAATTGAAATTATCAAATTTATTCAGTCTGTTGAAGGAGATGTTAAATAAATGAAAACTATCGAACTATTAAAACCACTCGCTATCTTTAGAGATCAGGAGACTCACAAATACTTTGACGAGACTTTACAAAGATGGCTTGCTTTTTCTACAACAGAAGTTTGTAATGAACTAACAGAAGAAGCTAAAGAAAATATCGAAGCTTACAGGTATATCTGGCAGCCTAGAGGAGTAAAAGTGCATGAATGTTTAGCTGAAAAGATGCTTGGTAATGGAGAGATTGAACCAGGAGATTATGAAGCATGGGTTGGACCTTTACTTGAGCATGAACTGTTCACACATTTTGAGCCAATGGCTGTTGAACTTATGATGTCTATACCAGATAAATCAGTTGGAGGTCAGCTTGATTTACTTGGATATGATACAAAGACTAAACAGATTAGATTGATTGATTTAAAGACTAAAGGTAACTCTAAATATGACATAAGAAAACGTGGTAAAGATGGCATGATTCATCTTGAAGATGTTGATATGTATTGGAAAGAACCTTATCTAACTGACAAACAATTAGGTTGTTACATTGAAATGTTAAAACTAAACTATGGGATAACCCCAGATGTATGCAATACCATTTGGGCTTATGAAGGAAGGTGCATCCTTAACAATGACCAACCTACTGAAAGATGCGAAGCTGCATGGCAGGAAGCATGGACCAAATTTGAATCAAAACAGGAGCTATTTTAAATGCCAGATTTTCCAACCAATCCATACAAAGGTCAAATCTTTTATGACGCTGACTCTGACACAGTTTATGAATACTTTGTACCAAGAGAAGATGATTTACTTTGTAAGAAGTTAAACATAAAACCAAAATGGGTTGAACCCAGTTATGAAAGCGAATTAGTAAATGGATTATTTTCTAAAAATGGAAAGATTAGATATTTTTCATATAACAAACTAATGGATGAGTTTGGTTATACAAAGGACCAGATAACAGACCTTATGAATGAATTAAAAAAATGAGTTCGGAGTGGACTAAAAGATGATTAATTTTAAAAGTAAAAAATACCAGAAAGAAACTTGTTATTCATCAAAAGCGTACAAACAAAAAGTACTTGAAGAAAGTAAAAAAGGAATATACATAATTCCTTTTGGAACTAATTTAGGATATGGCTTGTCTCAAAAAGTTTCTAAAGAAGATTGGATTAAATATTGGGGTAATAAATTATGAGATATATACTTGATGTCTCAGGAAGAGACTTAAAACTAATCAGGGCATCTATTGTTAATTTTCAAAGATCATTAGCAATATCAGATCAAGCTGATTTTGATGGGTTGATAGGTGAATTAGATAATTGTTATCTATCTGTAACAAGACAGAAAAAAGAACAACTTAAATCTAAAGTTAAGAGAAAATGGAAAATAATGAGATGAAATGTTTTTACAGAGAACTTGATAGAAGGAAAAAGTA